AGATTTTCCTCAGTACATGTTCGGGATAACGAGAATGGGCATGGTGATATTTCTGTTACGGGTCATATCCCATCCATTGCTGAAGTAATTACCAAAAACCCGGTTATAGGCAGACCTGACGCTACCGCCCGACATTACAACACCTTTTGTACGAAGGTTCCCGTAACCGCCGTCCATACGGACCTGTGCACCGGTATAAACTATCTGGCAGAACCCGCCGCCAATATCCTGGAATGCATCGGTAATCTGGATTTGTCGGTCATATACAAAGGGGCGTTTCAGCGTGGAGAACGTGACCTGACCTGCGGCGTTGGTCATCGTGATACCGTCGCCGCCGACAGGTGCGGTCTGATTGAATATCACCAGGTCTATGGTCGCCGTTCCGGCCACGTCATCCCGCCCTGTGTAGGAGATATCGCGAACGATAATATTCGTGCCATCAAATCCCAGAGACACGTTCGGGTTATCCCATTTCCCAAAAGGAATGCCGCCAACCGGGAGAGATGCGATACCGTTGACTGTGATACGCCCGGACCAGGCACAGGTCATTAGCGCGGCCTGATTAGATATGGCAGTGAAATCAGTTGAGTTGGATACCAGCAACCCTTCGTTATATGTTGCAGCCGGCAGCAGCTCCATCACAAAGCCAGACCAGTAGTTTGGTATCATGCTATGACCACCAAGGGTCTCTACTATTATCGTTATCCCTGAGTCACCATTTCTGATCACATCTCCCATGATGGAGACTTCATAATATCCGAAACTATAAATATCGATTGGCGTTGTCGGGATTACGATAACCTGCGAACCAGGAGTAAGTGGTGTATTAACGGTATACATCATGGGTTGCGAGGCGGGTCCGGCGAAAGAGGCACAGAAACTGGGGGCGCGAAGCCCTGCAGTAATCGCCATTACCGGGCGGCCATCGTTGTAGTCGATTAAAATCCCTTCCGGCATTATGACCACCTCCCGACGACAACCCGTCCACCACCAGGCAGATTGACAGTTAGTCCATTACCGTTGATAACGACGGTGTTATTCGTACCGTTAAATGCAAACTGACCACTGTTCGCATAAAACTGACCATGAAATTCACAGTTACCATTTTTATCGATATTCCACCCGGCCCCTGAAGGACCTGAAACGAAAGAGGTGGACCTGATATAATTGCCAATCTTTGCATTGGTGATACTGCCATCCTGAATTAAAGCATCACGGATAAATACCTGTCCGTTATAGACAAAGAACGCAGCAGTGTAATTTCCCGGATCACTTCCGGAGTAAATACCGAACTGGTCAGCAGCAAAAACCACCGTGGATTTATAACTGCTCCCTGATGGCTCAATGGACATGCCAAACCCGGTGTTATATTTCACACCGTTTCTGACAATGCCAAGGTTCAGGGTGTATGATGCTTTCGCAGTGCCATCGCTTTTAACCTCGGCTGTCATCTTCTGGTTAACAGCCGCCATCAGCTCACCTTCAGGACCGATCTGCGCCTGAACATAATCAGCCAGTTCAGCGAATGCACCATCCAGATTTGCAACCGTGGTGGTCACCGTCATGACTTCGGCTTTGACTTCACCGTACTGCTCAAACTGACGCTGTACCGTGCCGTGATTGGCGAGGGCATTTTCCATTATGCCTTCAAGGTTTGTATCAACCCCGCCTTTAACGTTCTGGAATGCTTCAGAATTCTGAACAGAATCATCAATGAGGTCGATCAGGCTTCCTGTATCCATTGAGCACAGAGCAGGAACTTCGATAAATCCAGAAGCGCCGAATGCGTTAATGGTCCTGATATACCAGTAATAGGTATGCCCGACCTGCAACTGATTGCTGCTCCATGTGGTACCCATCCCCTCTCTGCTGGCATTGCCCTCAACGATTTCAGTTGAGGTTCCCGGAAGCTTCGTCTCACCTGATGTCCAGAAGTCGAACTGGGTGGAAACGTTGGTGATAGCAGCAAGGCGGGGGATCATCGTCACCGCAAAGAAACCCTGCTCAATATCAACATGCGAGGGCGGCGGCGGCGCTTCAACACTGAACTCAAGATAAGCTTCCGGCGATTCAGCCCCCATCTGATTCACCGCTGAAACATGCGCCGTGTAGGTATTCCTTGGCAACCCAGTCAGACGAGTGAAAGAACCCGGCACCTGAGCAGAAAGCACCATCTGGCCATTTCGACGAATGACGACTTTGTTATAGACAACCTGCCCGATATTTTCCCAGGACAGTATCCCCTGGACCACCTGACCGATTTCTTCGACGGTGTACTTCATGTTCTGCGGCTGGGCAACACCACCGGACGGTAACTGAGTGAATGGAGGGCGCTCTATAGGCTTGCCAACAGCATCACCCCATACATCAGCCGTTTCCTGTTTTAGTGTCAGCTGCACGCCGTTCTGCACACCAAATTTCCAGTCCGTTACCCGCATCTCAACGTTCACGATGCCAATAGACGGGAAATTGACTTTCACATACATTCCGGGACGATATCGGTAACCGCTGAGATTCAGCATAACGTTCATCGTTCTGGCAATACGGGTACGCTTTAACCTCACATCAGCGAGGCGCTGCGCCTGAAACTCACTCGTCACAAATCGCAGTTTCATATCCTGCGATATTTCCACCTCGTCTTCTGCCACCCATTCACTGACAGACACAGAGGGGAAATCCGCTTCGGTATAGCCCTGCTGCGGATCGACGAATGTCCCCTTGATAGTGTTAACGCGTTCCGCCTGAGAGACCTCCGGCATGATTTCGATATCACCGGCCAGCTGGCTTTCAGTGATCACTTCGGTAGCGGGTCCGTAATAAGCCCCGACCAGAAGACCATGTTTGCCCGCGGTATACGTTACATCCCCGGCGCATGCCGCCAGCATTCCTTCCAGAATACTGACTTTATTTTCACTGAGATCGAACTCTCCGTTAATCGTGTAACGCTTCTCAACGGTATTACTGCCAGTAATCACATCCTCATCACAGATGTTCGCTGCTTCCTGAAACTGTTCCCAGAGAATATCGGCGTCAGGCACTTTCAGGTAATTGCGGTAATAGTCCAGGATAACCAGCGCCGCATTGTTGCTGTAACCCGTCAACCCCGTCCGTGGGTCATAAACGGCACGCCCGTACTTTTCTACCTTGATATTCGGGATACCTGACGGGAATTTTTCTGCACTGAATTTGAGGGACACGCGCAGCCACGTGATCCCCTTTCCGATCATGTCTTCTTTCCATGACGGACAGTTTGCCAGCATATATGGATCTACGGTCTGCCGATTGGTGTGCAGCTCAAAAGATGCATGCTCCGGAAAACTGCTGATCGGTTCGTCACCCAGCCAGACGGTTCCAGTGCTGGATAATGAGTGACCCGCCAGCGCAACAGCCAGGTGCAGCATTTCACCGTCATCCTGTTGCCCCAACTCTTCCTCTGAAAAGAACAATGTTCCCGCTGTCGTGGTGTGACCATAAACAACCGTTTTGGCACTGGCGGCGGCACGAAGGACCTGTTTACGTTCCGATGTGTCACGGTAGGAATCCAGTGATGGCTTTTTGGTCAGCGCCTGAGTTGCCACCTGGGCGGCCACGGTGATAGCCATTGCGATCCCGTAATACTGATATGAGGCGGCGGCACCTGCAGCAACGGTCGCAATAATAGGAATAGCAGCAGGCATTAACGCACCCTCCAGACACTCAGCGGCTTAACCCGCAGACTGACAAGACCATTTTCACCAGGTACCCATACAACGCCGGAATACACCACCCCGGCACACCGCGATCCCGCATTTTCAACAACGGCAATATCCCCACGCTGCGCCAGCTTCACCGGTACTTCATCGAGATACCGGGCCAGCACCTTTTCAAGCGAACCGCCACCGCGCAATATCGCCTTTTTTGCCCCATGTTCGCTGTCGTAGGCTCCGCGCCAGCCCGCCGCTAAATCCTCGCCGCACATGGCCTGAGCGCAGTCCGCCGCGAACAGGCAGCAGTCATGACTACCCCATAAAAAAGGCCGCTTTTCAGCGGCCCTTATTACGGTGATTAATCTGTTATGCCAGTCCGGATGCTTCATGTTGCCTCACTTATAGGTAAATCCTGGCGCATCTTTTTTACTGCCCCAGTAAATAGAACGCTCAGACATCTGCGCTACATACCGGAATATACGGTCGCCGGGATAAGCAGCCTGCTGCGATTCATCGGTATAGCGATCGGGAAAAGGACGCTGCCAGTCTTCAAAAATATTACTGATGGTGTACTGCAGGGCGTTCGTCCCGCCAGCGGTCGCCCCTGTACTGGATACCCGCCCTTTGAACAGGAGATCGGCAACCTGGACAACGCCGTTATCATCCATAGCCACCAGATATATTTCGGCATTTCTGCCAACGCAGCGCTCATTCAGCGTGGTGGCAAAGAGAGCCATATCCAGACCAGAAAGGGTCATTTTGACCTGTGTCGGGCTGGTTGTGCTGGTTTCACTGGCATCATCAACGGAGCCCATGCGGCCCATGCCGTAATAAACATAGCCGTCGAGAACCAGCGTCCCGGTACCGGAATGCACATAGACGGTGCCGGATTCAAACTGAATATTGGCGGCGATCGCGACCGTCACCCTGTCACGGGATAACCAGTCCACCATTGAATCCGAAAACGGGGAATACAGCATTAAAATGCCTCCTCAAACTCAATTGTCATTGATGTTATTCCACCCGGTTTACGGTCAAATGCACCTTGCTGGTTATCTGAAAGCTTGAAACCCCCCCAGGGTTCTCGCACTTCTACCGTACTATTTGCCGCTGGAGATGACCGCAGCATTGGAGCAATTGGAATGACAGCGACACCGCTTGAATTGCTGAATACATCCTGAGTAACTTTTTTCAGTTCAGAATTCACGGTCAGATAGTCGCCGGCTCTCATCACCATTGCATTAGCCGTCCAGCCTTTAGTTGAAAGGGTGTTTCCTGTTTGATTTGCATCCGCCACTAACACTGTAACGGCAGTAGATCCACCATCACGCCCCCAGTCGCGAATTTTTACACGCCCATACTCTCCGTCCAGTGATGCCAGCACTGCCTCAATTTTTCTGGACTGAGCGTCATCCAGAACGTCATAGCCGACAGTACATTTCCACCGGGCCCCCGGAAAGCGCGCCACCTGAGATGAGCCATTGAATGGAGATCTGAATGTTTTGGTATTAGACTCGAGATACCAGTTGAGGGATGAAGGGCGTGGACCTGGCCACTCTAATACATCAGCCATTTGTTAAACTCCTAGTAATCTCCGCCCCTGCCCACGGCTCTGAAAATCCTGAAGCATTTCCTGTCGGGCCTGTCTGGCACCGTCATTGGCCCCTTTTCTGGCAGCTTCTTCCATTGCGCGATTCAATGCAGCGTCGCCATTTCCTGAAACATGAATCGTTTGCTGAACGATTATGTCGCCAGAGAAGCCTCCCCCCTGTTCTCCCATCATCCTGACCCCCAGATTCCCGTCAGGCGTTCTGGCAAGAGGCATGATTGCTTCCGGTCCAGCTTCACCAAATACACCAGCGCCTTTAGCGAAGGCAAAAAGCTTTGGTGAATCAAATACACCGCCAGAATATGCGCTAAGTGATGGAGAGTCATAAACCCCACCTTTAGCATTTTGTTTGAAGAAATCCAGCCCACTTGATGCACTGCCATAGGCTCCGGAAGGAGTTGAGCCACCGCTGTTCGCTGAACCAAATAACGAGCCCCAAATACTTGCGCCTTGCATTGATTTGATGCCGTTTACGATCATCGCGTTCAGTAACACTTTTTGAAGGGACTTCAGAACACTCATAGACCACTCATTCCAGTCCGCTTTACTACCGCTCAACCCGTCGGCCATCGTATCGACAAGACCACTCATCGCCCCCTGAACAACGCCAGACATCTGTGTTGAATACGTTGACGCAGTATCCATCCAGTTTCTGAACCCCTGCTCAATTCCTCCCTGCCAGTCGTTATTCATTGCATCGAGGCTGGCATAATGCTGCTGCATGATTTCCTTCTCACGATTCAGGGCGTCAGTAAGCATTTGGGATTTAGCGTTATATGTTTCCTCGCTCATCCCTTTGGATTTGTCTGCATAGTCACGGTCAAGCTGCTGGCGCTGAGCGTTATACTTCTGGTCCAGTTGAAGCAGCTCCTGCATCCGCTTCTGTTCCTTTTCGCCCATACCGAAGCCCGAATCCTGAACAGCATAGCTGGCCCGCAAGTTTTCCAGACCTCGCTCTAACGTACTGCGGTATGATGCAAGCTCCGTCGCCTCCTTCATCAGCCGGTTGTTTTTCTCCTGTTGGGCATTGCGCTCCATCAATGAAGTAATTTCGTCTTTACGAAGCAGTAGCGATTTTTGTGCGGTAGTTAATTGGGATGGTGATCGTGTTTCCAGAGTGGAAAGCTGTTGACGCCATTTGATGAGTTCCTGTTCAGAAGAAGACAGTTTGTTTGTTGCTTCAGCCTGAGTAACCAGCAGGGCGTTTTGCTGGTTGAGCTGATCAATCATACGTTGCCCTGCATCTTCAGTAACGGCCTTACCTTTTGTCGCTCCTGGCGTTTTTGGGTCTTTGTACATTTCATTGATGCGAGAAACATTTTTCTCATACTGATCCGCACTGATCGCCCCGGCATCCAGAAATTTTTGCTGTTGCTCAATTGCCTTATTGCGTTTATCAGCATTACTTAAAAATTGCTGATTGACCCTGTCAGCCTCCTGCTGAGTTTTAATGCGCTTTTGTTCTGCCTTATCATGATTGCTGATTATTCCAGTTAAAACGCTTTCTGTGGTGATTTGAGATTGAAGATTATTTAGCTCGGCTTCAAGTTCATTCTTTCTTTCACCAAAAAATAACTTCCCGCCAGCAGCCTTATCGATCCAATCAATTTCTTTTCTTATCTCTGCTAATCTTTCAGATGGTCCCTTTTCTCGGCCAAAATCCAATAATGCATCTGTAGCCCCTTTTATGGCATTGGTAACAGAGTTCCACCCCCGTTCTAGAAGACCCAGGTTCTCATGAATATCATTCGCTCGTTGCTGCATGGTGTTAGCGTAAGCATCAGTCGCCACTCTCGCCGCTTCCTGCTGATTCCCCTCTTCCTGGAGGGCTTTGATCTGGTTATAAGTTGACAGCGTCAGGAAGTGATATTGGTCGTTAAGTTTGGTAATTGCTGCAACTGGATCATTTGCAATTTCATTGAAATCACCAACTAACTGATCGGTCGCAATACCAGTGGCTTCGCTCGTTTTAACAACGGCAGTAGTCACCCGCTCCAGCGAATCACCAGCAACCTTTCCAGATTCCACCAGTAGATTTAGCGCCGATGCCGCTTTGCCAGTAGTTGAGTCCGCCGCAACACCAGCGCGCGCGGCAATGTCCGCCAGTTGTCCCGATGTTTTCCCTACAAGGTTACCCGTCAGGATAAGTGACTTATTGAAAGCGTCCTGTTCCTGTGTGCCTTTGTAGTACGCCACGCCCAGCACGCCGACCGCAGCAGCCGCCAGCGTGAAAGGATTGATCAGGCCCATCACATAGCAGCCAACGCCTTTAATCGCTGGGCCGATGCCGCCGAACATGTCCTTTAACTGGCCGCCCTGCTGCATCAGCACCATGAACGGACTTTGCCCGGTAGACAGACCTACAACGATATCTGTCATCTGAGCAGGGATCATGCGCATAGCAAAAGCGGTTTGCTTTGCTGACATGCCAGTTTTGCCTAACTGCGCCTGTGTTTTTTCTAACTCGGTACGCATCTCACCGAGCGTGCCGGAAAGTTTTGTGTATGACTCAGGTGAAAGAAGTCCTGACGATTTCGCAGAGTCGAGTTGCTTTTGTTGCTCCGCGAGTCGGCGGAATCCCTCGCCAACCGGATCAAGCTGAGCAACCAAGCGTTGCAATGCCGCGCGTTGCTCATCATGAGCTTTCGCTGCCTCTCTCTCAGCCTGTGCTTCTCCGGTAACTTCCCGACGAGTTTCCTGCAATTTTTTACTGTAGGTGTCGAACTGTGAAGTGTTGAGTTTTCCGGCTGAAAGCGCAGCATTAAGATCTTCTTGCTGTTGGTCAAGATTTCTCAGGGCAGCAGCTAGCGGATCAATTTTATCCAGCATGCGCTGAAATGCCTGTGCCTGCGCCTCCTGCTGAGAGGCTGCTAATTTACCTGCTTTTTCCGCTTCACGCTGGGCCTGGGCTACTCCACTCAACTCTTCCGTGGTTTCGTTGAGTTTTCTCGACAGAAATTCATACTCTCCCTTATCAATTAACCCTTTGTCGAAATATTTTTTTAATTCGGTAAAGCGGCGCCCAACGGTGTTAATGGCTGCACCAACAGGATCGATGGCGGCGCGAAGTTTACTCATCGCCTCCTTTTCTTCCTCGGTGGCTTTTGTCACTTTCCCTGCACTGGTTGCAGCTTTCATGCCCCATTCAGTCAGACCACTGAGGGCTGTCGTCAGATTTTCTGCGTTTTTCTCAGCGCCGGTACTGTCGATAATGATAGCGAGGCGGGATGTCTGTTCTGACATTGAGATCTCCGGGCATAAAAAAGCCGCACGGTGGCGGCTACTGTTCGAATATCAGGATGTTGCTAACTGATAACCCTGGTTAATGTGTAAGCTCAGCCCGTCAGTGGTGGGACACTGGCGAACTCAATAATGAGGGATGGCTGATTAGCAGAACGCGCCAAACAAAATGGAAGATCAATGAACTCTGAGATCGTGCAAATTCTTGAGGATGCGTTATTCGGGAAGCACTCCCCCGATGACCCGCTGGGAGACAAGCTAAGGCACTCCATAGATAAGGCAATTGACGACGTGCTGAAGGATTACTAAAAGCCCACCTGAGTTGGCTAGTTTGCTACTTGCAGGATTCACTCCAAGCATTATCCATTCCTCCAACAGAGATGGGATTACTTGGATCTTCAATCGTTGGGCGTGAATAGTCGGCAGTTCTTCCATTGTTAGATACGGTTATTCTTGAAAAGAATCGCACTCTTCCCGTGTATGCGTTAAAGCTATTTTTTCCATTTACATACCCACACACGGCACCGCTAATCTCCTCTCCCTGTGGGCTTGAGTCTGGATAAAATCTTACGCTATCAAAAGTTGCTGAATCAGGGGCCTTCATCATGTTACGCACCCCTTTCTCAACAAAAGAAGTGGCATCGCTTGGGGAGGGGTCTGATACATTAGTCACCACAACCACCAGTACAATGATCACAAAGAAAGCTCCAATTATGTACCCCAGAATTTTCATATCCCTATCCCCATCATTAACATTTGCACACAGGTTAGCACAGGGGGAGAAAGAGGCAACGACACAGCTATTTGGCGTTTTCCTTCCGCTTCCGTTCCGCAACCCACTCATCCTGCCAGGCATCATCAAGGGCAAGTATGGCGGCTTCAAACTCAGTGCGATCAATCACAATAGAACGAGAGTCCAGATAGCGCTCAATATCACCCAGGGAAAACGGAAGCGGGACGCCAGCCATGCCAGCATATTGCCTGCCACGCGATATCATGGCGTAACCGTTGAGGATTTCCACCGTTACTCCGTCAATTTCAGGCTCTGGAACTGGCGGGAGTTTTAATTTTTTCCTTCGCCATTTGGCTTTTTCGCCCTGCTCTCCCCCAAATTCATTAAGCCACTTCTGGGCCTCTAAGGCTTTTTTACGGTTTCCTGCTTTTGCTGCTCTTTGCCCTGGGCGATGCTGGCGGCTTCAGCCAGAATTTGCCAGTAAATCGCCGGTTCCTGTTTCAGAAGTGCGGCACCGCGTTCCGGCGTGTATTCAATCGGAACCTCTTCGCCATCTACACACTCACCGACGCCCTTCCAGTCTTTCAGCAGGTATCGCGCGCAGTTGTCGATCAGCAGATCGTCTGCAGAGTCAATTTCCCCGACAGCTGAAAAGTTAAATTCACTGGTTCCCACCTGGTAACTGGCATCCATTTTTTCAATGTGGCGGCGTATAAGCGCATTACGCGAGCGATACTGGTCGTTATCAATGCTGCTGACGAGCAATTTCAGCCCTTCAATGGGTTTCAGATCTTTCAGCGGTGTAAACCAGCGTTCACCGCCAATATCAATTCGTGGGGTTAAGATGATCATTAAAAACTCCTGCATTAAAAATGCCCGCGCCGCCATGCAGAGCGGAACGGGCAAGGGAAATTTTATGGTTCGGTTACGGTAATAATCGCCGTATCGGCAAAGGTGCGCGACTTAGCGGTAATCGTTGCCGTCCCTGCAGCTACGCCAGTAACAACACCTGACGCGTTGACTGTTGCCACTACAGGATCGGATGACTCCCAGGTCACGGAATCCGTTGCACCCGCAGGAGCCAGCGTAGCAGTGAGGCTGGTTGTATCGCCCACATCAACAGAAGCTGTTTTCGGTGTTACCGTGATGCTGGTTGCCGGAATGGTAACTGCGCGGGTAATCGTCGGCGATTCGTCGGCCGCAGTGATATCCAGTTGAACCTGGATAATGTCGGTATTGCCGCCATCCGGCCAGTCGCCAGCGACCTGCACTTTCGGGAAATTAAACGTGTACTGCCCTTCTTCGTTCGCCAGCGTGAAACTGAATGGCACGGTTGCGCCGGTAAGCGTTTTGCTCCAGACCTCCCACGCAGCTTTAGACCAGGAGAGTGTGATCGAACCTGACGGCGTAAAGGTGGTAGGGATGTTCGCCCCGGCAAACGGTGAACCGGTGCCGATACAGCGCTGCGTCTGGACGTTATTGTCGAACTGGATGTTGAAGGTATCGATACAGAAACCATCACCACCGTCGATACCGTTCAGGTTGATTGCTGTGACCTCTTTGAACGAGTAACGCAGTTCGCCAGCATTATCGGCAGGAGTGCCGGTGATGTAACTCGTATCGTCTGCTTTTGAGTCCCAGCCCAGCCCGGCGAATGTGACTGTCGCGGTAACGTCTCCGTCGTTAGGAACTTCCAACTGGAACACACTTACCTGCGCGCCGCGAACGATAGAGGCAATACCAACATCAGAGGCATACGTTGCAAGTGAGAAAGAGATACGGTCATTCCCCATCGTCAGCACATTGCCCGCCCACTCCGCGCCAAAACACGAAGCCAGGAAGTCATCATGCTGGCCATAGCGGAATTTTGCCCCGACATCGCCGCCAACATCGACCGTTCCCAGCGTAGCACCTTGCGCCATTCGGGTGCCGCCGATCTCATCGTTGTCGTTGGTATTCTGGGATGGACCAACGCCCCAGCTTGTACGTTTGAAAAGATTCCAGACGCCAGCAGGCGTGATTCCTGGAGTCGTCTCCCGGATAAAGGCCGAGAGTACCTTAGCGCCGCTCGACATGCGGTCACCTCCATCGAAGTTAAGCGCTACAGAGCGCGGTAAGGGATTTGTAGATTGAACTGAGACCAGCCATCCGTTTCGCCAGCGGGAACAGCGGATACGGCGAAATAACTGAGTTTTCCATCATCCTGAAATTCAAAAAGCTCACGGAGTTTGTCTGCTGTTTGAGTGATGAGGATGGTGCCAGAGCCAACAGGGACGAAGATCTGAATAATCAGCACCCCGGTGCGCTGAACGACGGGGCCAGCACCGATTTCATTCGCGCCGGCCAGTCCGGAAATATTGGTAAAGCGAGCCCAGATATCACGACCACTTGGGTCAAATACGGGTCCGTTGGGATAATCCACAGCATCAGAGGCAATAGCCGTCTGCGCCGTCATTCGGGTGATGACAGCGATACGAATTTCTGTGAGGGTCATTTGTAGGCCTGTGTTACACCATTAAATGAAACCGCATAAACGCCTGCCGGTGCCTGCTTTGAGTGCCCGTTTTCAAGCGGTACGGAATAAGGAAGGTTTGACTGGATGTAGATGACCGAATAACTTGGCGCCGCAAGAATTGTCGACGTCCCGTTATTTATAGTGTTTGCACCATTCGGATCTGGCTCGCTTGGCACGTAATTGCTTGGAGAGCCAATGCTAACAAAATGCGATGCCCGGAAAGTCCCCGCGCGATAGCCTAGTGGTCGATAAATTTCCCCCTGTCCGCGCCTTAGCTTGCGTACGCGCTGGGGGCCGAATTTCCCAGCATTACTGCTGTACTCAGCATCGGCTAGACTGACTTTATTGCCTCGTTTAATCCGACGGTTACCGTTTTTGTCAGTGGTCCCGAACCGGTCACTGCTCCGAAGGGCTTCATTGATATCATTAACCCGGTCGCGCTGCTGAACCTGCATGCTATTGATAGCCCATATTTCAGGGTTACCGACCGGTGACCGAATAACGATCTCATTGAGCAACTGAATGGCTATAACACGTTGCAGTTTTCCGACATCCTCTTCCACCTTGTCAGCGAATAATGCTGGGTCAAGACTCCAGGCCTTAGCCATGTCACGCCCTCCGCAACTGAATGGAATATGTTGCTTTCGCCGGATCGGTTCCTGCCGTAATGACCTTGTAGCGCTGCTGTTCGCCGGTAATCAGGTCTGGTGCAGTGATGATGTGATCGACTTTCGGTTCGTCGGTAACTTCATTTGTCAGCGCGGTTAATTTCAGGTCGCCGTGCAGGATATTGACGCCATCGATACGGTTTAGTTTGTACCGCAACAGCACACCGCGCCCGGTATAGGTCACGGTGGTTTCACCGCCTGTTTCCGTTACCGGGTCCCATCCGGTTTGGATGACGTAAGAGCCGGTAAAGTTGTTAACGGCGTCGGCAAGATCGTCATCGAACGCTGCGGCGATTTCGGTCTGAAGCTCGTCACGAATGCCCATGATGGACACCATTGCATTGCCGGAACTCAACAGTGACTACACCACGTAATTTTCGCGTATACACCTCGCCATTTCGTTTTGCCCGGAGTGGATGCGGAGCGAATTCGACAATCCCCTTTCTCTTATTCGCATAAACGACATGGTTTATCTGGTGCCCGTTCACGAACACATCGCGACGCCCACGGCCATCACCGGCATAATGGATGCCAGGATTGATGATGTTTCTCACGTTACCCCCTCACCAGCCTTATTTGGGACTGATTGACGCCATATGGCTTGAGCATCGCCAGCGCCAGTTGCAGATCGGAATCAAGAAGCGCAGTGCTATTAACCGCAAGTTCAGCGAATGTCTTTGATACGCTCACGCCGTCGGCATCAACGGAATTGCTCAGCAAAGAACCAGAGTTTGTTTTCTGCTGATACAGCCCGCCATTTGCTGCCGCCTGCGCCGCATATGCGCCAGCCTGCTTAACATCATCAGGAATAATGACTTCGTGAGTCCTGTTATCGCAGGGCATTTTCAGGTTGAGGCCTTTCATCCAGGTGTTAGCCATCAGTACCGATTTTGATTTTTTACTGGGATTAGTCCAGTCGGCACCGAGTATCTGATCAACGTCCGCCACTGTGATGTAGGTGATCATGAATCACTCCTCTATGCGCCAGCCTGCCGCCTTCCAGTTTTCTACTTCGTCAGGATGCACATCTGCGGTGGTGGGCGCGCCGGGGAATGCCGGGAAGTCAGTGAACATAGCAACCAACTGAGCACCCTGCTCCTGCTGCTCAGAATTGTTTTGCGTAGTCCGTTCAGCGGTAAGCTTTTCTGCAGCACGCTGAACACGCTGCTCTTTGGTTAGTCCAGCCATAAACCCTCCATTAAAAAGGGGCCGCAGCCCCCTGATAATTAACCCTGAATTAAGCAGCTATGCTCTGTTTTCACTGCCGCCACGCCCCATGACAGACCAACTTCGTAGCGTACCTGGCGGTACTGTCGGTACAGCGCCACCTGGTAAGTAATACCAGATACCGGATCGGTAACGTTCATCACATCATCCGCAGTGTCACCACCCTGCGGCATTGCAGGCGTACGGGAAGCCAGAAGAAATGCGTTACGATCAAACGCCATATTTGCGGTGTAGGTACCATCAGCAGTAATAGCGGTATTATCGGCAAGCGCCTGACGTAAGCCCGGAGCGGCCAGAGTGATAATCGTGGCAGTCGCGGCAGCAACAAGGTATTTATTGCTGTCCCCGTCAAACGTCACGATGTCACCGGCTGCAATGGTGCCAGTACCGGTATCAATCGCAATCAGGATATCGCCTTCAGCTTTTGCCCCATTCACAAGGTACCCAGTAGCAGGAGATGCAGCGTGTTTCTTAACATGCGCGGACTCGTGGATATTGAAACCTTCCAGCCGCCCCACGATACCTTCACGCAGAAGCGCATCAGTACCGGACTCGTTCACTTTGAACAGAACAGACTGTTTACCGCGGAGGTTAGCGATAGCCGAAGAACCGAGAACCATCTGCAGATCAGTTGTAGGCGAGCCGTTGTCCGAAAGAACCTGGCGCGCATTTGCCGCATCTGACAAATCACCTGCAATACCGAAAGGAGCAGTACCGGCAGTGCCGACCGCACGGGAGGATGCGAAATACAAAGCCGCGAGATCTGCATCCATCTCATTAGCCAGCGCGCGAAAAGCCTGCTTAAACTGATCCGCAAGAATGGTGTTGTATGTCCCTGCAGGCCCCAACGCCAGCTGTTCCTCACCGTTCCATTTGACCGGTGCCATTTTGGATTTGGTGATTTTGACATCAACTGTGCCGATCGTCTGGTCGCCGTCATTTGGTGCAGTAGCCCCCGGCGTAATGTCAACAGTGGTTGCAGGTGGCGCAACCGGTGCAGTAACAGTCTGGTCCTTCGCCGCCGCATCAGATTTGGCATTGCGCGATACGGCCGGAATAAAACCGACCTGCTCGCGAGAAACGGTATCCAGAGCCGTAAAGATAGTCGGGATCAACCCGGTAAGTGTGTTAGCCATGTATATGGATTCCTTGGAGATTTAAATATATGGTTGGTTGAGCCATCCAGCTCTGGCACCAGCCGCCATCCGACGACTGGCAAATAATTAATCGACGATGGTGATACCGTCTTTGAGGGTCGATTGCTGATCTGCCGGACTCAGACTGGTGAACGAGTCACGTTTCATTGTCTTCTGCCCGGAAGCATGCTGTGTTTGGCGCGAACCAGTACCCTGATTACCGCTGGCCTTCAGGATATGGTCTTTTTGCGGGTACTGCTCCACCAGGAATTCCAGCGCCTCATCAAAGGCCGCCAGCTCACCCGGCTTAGAACGGGAATAAATTTTGTTGCCAGAGCCGTCATACGCAACAACTTTGCCATCCTCAACTTTGAACGACTGACCAAAGCGGGCCTGGAGCATGTCGGACGGGATTGCGACTTTGTCTGCGATGAATTTTGAGCCAGAGAACCGGCCGCCGATCATTTCCTGATAGAGCTGGCCTTCGAGGGTGGTCGCGCGCAGAGTGGCTTCATCGAGCTGAGTCTGAAACGCTTTGGTGATATCCGCTTTCACCTGGTCAACGGCACCCGCGTCGATCAGTTTTTTCTGGTCAATTTTGGTCATCATATCCAGCGCTTCGAGTGCCTTCGTCGGGTCACCAATTTTGGCAAATTTAGCCAGGCTGGCTTCGGCAGTTTCTTTGGCTTCGCGATGGGATTTAGCCTCGCCATTCAGCGACGAGATTTTGCTGACAGCCTGAGCAGCATCGAAGCCAATTTCTTTCCCGTCGTCATGCACGTAAACCGGCAGACCGTTAGCATCGACTTCTGCGTAGTGCTTACCGTTTACTTCTACTGTCTTCAGTTTCATGTTGTTACCTTTGATTTGGTCATCCGACCGTTGCACCGCTCACCATCCGGATTGCGGCCATAAAAAAGGCCGCCCGGAGGCAGCCTGTTGTGATTTATTGAAGATTAAAGCCCTGCATCCCTGAACGCCTGCGCGTCACGTTCACGCAACTGCGCCAACGTCAGCCATTCGCCTTTGTCGGTGTAGAACTCATCAGGAGACATGCCACCATCACGAATCAACCGGGCGCGCTTCTCGCCAACGATTTGCTTCTGGCGATCGAACGACTGACGCGAGAACCATTCCTGATAGTTGGTATCGCCGGGCACAACACCATCCATGCTGGCGCGTTCCGCTGGCGGGATATCGCGCACATCGATACCCAACTCTTTCGCTGATTTGAGGATGAAGGTTTCAGTGGAACGGCAGCAGAAATGAATTTTTCCAGGCCCTTGTAGATACGGGATTTTGTGACCAATCGGCTTGTTATCCAGCGTGTACTTAAGGCGGTCACGAATCCTGCACATCTGCGTCGTTCGGTTGTCCAGGGTGGAAAGCCACTGCTTACCCTTCATCAGGTCATTATTGGCGTCAGCAAAGCTGTTACGCGCCGTCGCCGCAAGATGCCCCACCGCCGTTTTCGCGATACTGGCGGCATTGGCGCGACTCAGTTGCAATGCGCCATCCTGATAGCCACGATTGGCGTGGCCGCGAACCTTGCGCGCTATCTGCTCGTTTGTATCTCCCAGCAAAAAGCCCTGTCGCACTGCGTTACTGATGCGGTTGAGGCGATCCGCTTCGAGGTTTGATGCCCACTCGCTAAGCAATCGACCCTGAAATGGCTGTGCCAACGCCGCAGCATAAACAGCGTCTGGAGAAATACCAACCAACGGATGAACGTCGGTCACGAACTCCGGCAACAGCGCATCAAAGAGACTCAACTGATACCCAGCCTCATGTTGTGCCAGGTCATTCAGTTCAGTAGACAGGCTGGAAAACATGCCGTTTATCGCAGTGCGGTTAATTTCCCGCACACTCGCCAGCAGTGCTTCAAGACGTGTGACAGTAAAGCTATTCAGCTCTATGCCATCCATCGCCACCAGCAGGCGCGCCGTCAGTTCAGCATCACTTTCGTTGAGCAGTTTCACCATTCGACTGGCAACGCCGGTACTGTAACGACTAATCCAGATAGCGTGTGCTATGGACTCGTCACGCAGTTGATCGTTAACCGTTGCCATCGTTACCACCCATCAGTGTTACCTGCTGGTTTTTCAGCTCGTCGATCACATCATCCGGCTTCGCGTCAGGGTCGATGAATTTAAGCGCCTGGAGCACGCGAACAGCATCAACCTGGCGAATGTCACCACCCTGTCGCAGGGACTGAACGGCCATAGCAGCAGATGAATCGAACGTCTGAGCAGAAACATCCAGCTCTGTACGCACATCAACATTGCCGCCATCACTTTCACCAATCCACTCAGCCATGATTTGCAGAATGTTATCAAGTGCATCCTCCAGCGAACTCGCCATGGTGTACAGCGGCGAGTTTTCCTGCATATGCTCTTCATGCGTCTGGTCGTCAGATTTTGTTGATGTGTTTTCTGCACGCAGCAGCTTCGCGCCCGCCTGGCGCATCTGGTTTTCCAGATTTTCCAGTGATGTTTCACCTGACTCGATGGCGGCGCCGGTATGCTCGGTGTATTCCATACCCTGTTTTGCGCGGTCACTGAATTTAGTAGCGCTGGATGAGCCAATGACCAGTTCCTGATCGTCTTCCAGGCCAAAAACAGACAGAAGCGGCACACGCACAACATGAAGAATGTTGTCCTGCTCACTCTGGCTTTGCCAGTGCTTGATGTTCAGCAATGCCAGATTCAGCAGTGGTGGAGAACCTCGCATAAACCCGGTTTTTTTGGTGTAGAGCGTTACAAGGGTAATGTCGTCGCGGCTGGTTTCCCACTCTTCATAAAGAGTCCAGGTGGATTCCCCACCATCACCTTTGTTACGGCGCCAGATTTCCACTTTACGCGGCATGATGTGGCGGATCTGCTCAACTTTGGTCTGCCCGAAGTCGTCACCATCCACGACAATGACTTCTTTTACGCGCAACTCAGTGAGCACAACTTTTCCGCTGACAACCTTTGATTTCCAGCCGATCACCTGCCGAGGATTAAGCATCGTTACATACGGTCGACCACCAACAGCCTGCTCGTCAGCTTTTGTGCGGATTTCTTCAGCGTTGGTGCGTGGGTAATCCACCAGTGCATGTGCGAGACCATACTGAAACGCCAGGCTGAAGAATTGCTGTGCCCAGACATCAAGGCGGCTGCCTTCCATATCGATGTTTTCGGCATAATCTTTGATTTTTTCCGGCGTTTTTTCGCTTAACACGGTTGGCTCAGCAAATACACGCCCGGTATTTTGCTTAATGCTTTCTTCGTAGGCCGGGAGCAGCGTCGCAACAGACAGGCGTTTCTTATAGTCCTCTTTATCCTCGCGCGGCCAGCGATGTAGGTAGGCTTCGCCCTGCCGGCGCATTTCCAGCGTGCCGCCCATCAGTGCATCGTTAATGTCCCACGCCTCAACCATGTCGTTATAGTCGAGGTTGGGTGTCGAAATATCTGGCATGGTTTACATCCGAAGTTTGGTGACTTTGCCGACTTTCTTCGGCGGTGAATGCAGAACTTCATAACGAGTTCCGTCCCAGTCGTGATCTTCCTGCTGCGTGTCAACGTCATCAGGATTTTTGCTGTCGCGGACGAGCACAGGAATACGGCTTATCCAGCCACGGCAGTAATCAAAAACATAAAACGCGGGTTTTTCTGGTATCCCGGATTCCAGTTTTTTGCCTTCAACAACCGCCTCCAGCATGTCGGCGAACAACGCGGCACCATTAACGCGAGAACCGGGTTTTTTGTTGGCCTCAACCCATTTGACGCCCTGCACTTCCATTTTCTGAGCGATAGAGAGTTCATCATCGCCAGTATTGTAGATCGCGCTATCGGCCGGGCCGGGTACAACCTTTTTGCAGATACCCGGCATAATATTGAGTTGTCCCTGAGTGACACCATCGAGTTTTATCTCGTCAGGTTCGTCAACTTCCTGGCCTGTTAGCCGCTTATCAATCCACGCAACGCCTTTTGCGACGTTGGTAGATGACATGTTCAGCCCTTTATTCAGTTCGTCAGGCGGGCAACCGTACCACTCGCCAATCAGAATCAGAGACCCGGCGGGCGGGCAGAATTGACGCCCATCCGGCAGCGTCGCAACAGTGCCATCCGTGCGAGCCCACCAGAGATTAGAGAACGGTTTCGACTCCCCCCAGTCATGGGAACGGTCAACGGTCCAGCTATCCGGTATGCGGAACGGCTTAATGACGTGAAGCGTCTCATTCCATAGATGGTCAAAGCGTCCGCCGCTGGTCACATCCCATGAACCTTTTACCCACGCCTTACGGCGGTTCGGGTCTTTGATGGACATCAGCGTTGC